AAACTTGAAAAATAGGACCAAGCACCAAATCGACTATTCTCCAATGTCCTCCTCATGGTCGGTGGACCAAGGTAAGCAGGGTGCCTCAGGGCAGACACCACGTAACTGGACACCTTTCAAAGGATAGAATCAATGCTCTCACGAAGGTTGTTCATAGGCTCAGCTATCTCTCTGGTGTGTGCCCCTGCCATAGTCCGTATCCAAAATATCATGCCTATCAAATCTATCCCTATCATAGAGATCCCCCCATGGACCTTCTTCCATGAGAGCCAAGCTATCATGTCTGAACAGTTAGGGGAGATGTGGAGAGCAGCTCCTACTATAGTCCTCCCCATCCCCATGGGGGGATGGCTCTCCTACCGACAGGTCGCCCTTAAGAGAAGGAGAGAGACCGGAAAGCTATTCAAGCATGAACTGGTGTTCGATAGGGTATAAGGACCCAGCCCCCACAGGATGGTGTCCCGCTAAGGGTAACCCTGAAAAAGAAATCTCCCTACTCGGGGCAGGGAGCAAAGAAAAAGCTCCCCATATTATCAAGGAGGATGGTAAAGGCAACAGATATTTATTGAACCAGTCCATCTATACGATAACCCTAGGGGGGTCACCCTACCCAGATAGGTAGTTCATGGGTTTCCTCAGTCCCCCTAAGATCCCTGCCCCCATCACCCCTCCCCCAGCAGCTGCCCCTCCCACGATGGCTGACCCATCAATAGCCCAAGCTGGGAGTGCTCAATCCAATGCCGCTAGGGCAGCGGCAGGGATGGGTTTCAGTGACACTATCAAGAACCAAGGCGGAATCGCAGGTGTAAGCCCAGCCGCTAACCAAAAAGCCGTGAAAAGCCTGCTTAGCTGATGGCCCCTCCCCGCACCTCCTCTCGCCTCGCAGTATACGAGAGTTCGAGCCCCGCTCAGCTAGCGGCCCAGCCCGCCATCCTTACCAAGGGTATGATGGAGCGTAACACTGCGGGGGTTAACAATGAGTGGGGAACACTTCGCCAACACTTAGAGGCCCGCCTCAATATGGGGAGAGCGTGGCGCTTCAGTTGGGCTCAACACTGGCAATTACTTGAGAATTACTTGCTTCCCCGCCGTGGGATCTTTGTTAATGTGGCACAACCAACACCAAACAGCATGAATCGTGGCGTTCCGATAAATACCTCAATCCTGGATCCAACTGGTACTTTAGCAATGAGGGTGTGTGCCGCTGGCTTACTCAGCGGTCTGATGTCCCCCTCCCGTCCATGGTACAAACTCAAACCGGCCATGGCCCCCCGCTCTGCTCTCGGGAACGATGTTCTCATGTGGTTCGAGGACGTAGAGGATCGGATGAGCCAGGTGATGGCCCGATCCAATTTCTATGATAGTGCGGCTCAGATGTTCGAGGACCTGACCACCTTCGGCTCCGGTCCCATGATCATCTACGAGGATGTCCGGGACATAATCCGCTGCTTTGTCCCCTGCCCAGGTGAATACTTCCTCTACAGCTCCCCCTCCTTCCGTGTCGAGAGCATGTACCGTCAATTCGTGATGACGGTGGCTCAGATCGTGGAGATGTTCAAGCTTGAGAATTGCCCAGCGGACGTGCGGGGGTTGTGGAGATCCAGAGGTGGTTCCTTGGAAGTGGAGCGCTTGGTGGCCCACGCTATAGAGCCCAACTTCCCGATCAATGACTACAAGGGCGGTGAGACTGGGGTAGTCAAAGGGGGCTTTACGTGGCGGGAAGCTTATTGGGTCTGGGGTACTGCCTCAGCCCAACCTCTCTCCCTAAGGGGGTTCAAGGACCAGCCCCATGTGTGTCCCCGGTGGGCCACCACTTCCAACGACCCCTATGGCCGTTCATTAGGGATGGATGTTCTCCCAGATATCATGCAGCTTCAAGTGATGGTAGCCCGTAAGGACGAAGCTATTGAGAAGCTAGTCAGACCACCTCTACTAGCTAGTATGGAGCTAAAGAACGAGCCTTCCTCGATCCTCCCTGGTCATGTGACCTATGTAGGCTCCTTGGGTGCCGACAAGGGAATGCGTCCTATCTATGAGGTGAATCCCGAGATCAAGGAGATGATTGAGGGGATCACGATGCTCCAGCAACGCATCGAAAAGGGCTTCTTTAAAGACCTTTTCATGAACGTCTCCCAACTCCAGGGAGACCGTCGCACCGCCTACGAGATAAGCCAGCGTAAGCAGGAAGAATTGCAGGTCCTTGGCCCTGTTATAGAGCGTTTTCACAACGAATTTGCCTCTAACGCCATTAAACGTATTTTCAGGATAATGGAGCGTAAAAAGCTCCTTCCTCCTCTTCCCCAAGGGCTCCAGGGCATCCCGCTCTCCATCGAGTATGTCTCGATGATGGCTCTTGCCCAGAAGGCAACCAGCACAGCAGCCATGGAGAGGTATGCTCAGATAGCTGGCTCTCTAGGTGCTGTTTACCCGCTGGCCAAACACAAACTTTCGCCCCTCGGCTTCATGAATGAGTACGCTGACCAGCTAGGTGTGCCACGGACTGTCGTAGCCAGTGACGATGAAGCTAATCAGCAGGTTCAAGCAGAACAGCAACAGATGCAGGCTCAACAAGCAGCTAGCACTGGTATGGCTGCGGTCCAAGGCGCGGAAACCCTAAGTAACACCAAGCTCGGTGGGGGTGGTTCAGCTCTTGATATGATGCTTGGCCAGAGTCCAGCAGCAGGGAACGCATGATTGATTTAAGTATAGGCGCAAAAATCGGTAATTTGACTATTCTTAGCGCCCCTTACACCATTAACGGAAAGCACTCATATTCCACAGTAAGATGCGATTGTGGCGTAGTTAAAGATGCCCGTAGGGATAGCATTAGAAGTGGTAGGGTAGTCTCCTGTGGGTGTGTTGCAGCTAGAAAGATAAGAGAACGTTGCACTAAACATGGGCATACTAAGCATGGGGCTAAGCCAACCCCTGAATATAAGTCCTGGGCTGATATGATCCAACGATGCACTAACCCTAGACAGTGCGTATATAACTACTACGGGGCTCGTGGGATCACTGTATGTGAGCGCTGGAAAGACTTTTCCAACTTCTTTGCCGACATGGGTAAGCGCCCAAAAAGTAAATCCCTTGAAAGGGTTGACAACAATAAGGGGTACGAGCCAGGAAACTGCTGTTGGGCTACTCATAAAGAGCAGATGCAGAATACAAGGCGTACTAGATATGTGGTTGTTGCTGGCAAACCTTTGTCTGCAAGGGTTGCTGCCAAGGCCCTTGGTATTTCAGTCCATCGCATTTATTGGCGTGTATGGAAGTATGGTTGTACGCATCAAGAGGCAGTAGACCACATTCTAAGCTTGAAATAGCTAAAGCCTCCGGTATTTTTTCTCCCAAACCATTCTGGGAGCCTGTGCCATCGCTGACCTAAATGACAAAGAGGCTTTTGCCGCTCTAGTAGATAGCCTAATGCACGCACGCGATGCGTGCCGAGCCCTTGGCATAAATCGCTCCGACACCCGATGGATAGGTGTGGCGTCCTTGTTCGATAGGATAAAGGACAACGCTACCCACCTCCTCCATAATCCCAAAGGTAGCTCTGATAGAGCGAAGCTGTTCCTGCCCCAACACCTGAGGAACTGAGATGGCCGTCCTCTATGTGACAGAGTGCTCCCAGCTAGGCTACACCACCAACGGCCAGCAACTCATCATGGCCCCATTCATGCCCCCGGTGGCTGAGCAAACAGTGGGGGTCAGTGGCACCGCCACCTCAAGCAACACCTTCAGCGCTCTCACCCATTTCGTGATGGTGAATTGTGACTCCACCTGCTCCCTCGCGTGGAGTTCAACCAGCACCACAGTAAGCGCGGTCACCACCGCCCAGCGCATGTCCCAGTACGAGACTCGGTTCTACTCCGTGAACCCAGGGGGTTCAGTCTCCGTAGTGAGTAACACCTAAGGATTATCCATGCGTGGGTTCCTAGCCAATCTGGGTTCATTATTGGATCATGGTCCCCCTAGGCTTGGTCCCAGCGGTCCTCCTCCCACAAATGTCCTTCTGTTGGAAGATAACGTAAGCTTCCTCCTCCTTGAAGATGGTGTAAGTAATCTCCTATTGGAAAGCTAGGTGGATAGATGCCTAATACAACCCTAGCTAACTTAGCAGCCGGTGGTGCAATAGCCAGCGGTGATCTGTTCTATAGTGTAAAGACTCCTGGCGTAGGTGGCGTAAAGGTTACAGCTGCTCAACTATCCACCTTCATGTGGGCCTCTCCCACACTAGTCACACCTGCTCTAGGGACTCCCGCGTCTGGTGTAGCGACTAATCTCACAGGTCTGCCACTTACCACAGGCGTAACTGGTACTCTTGGAATCTCAAACGGCGGCACTGGCCAAACCACGGCCAACACGGCTTTCAACGCCCTCTCCCCAATGACTACCGGAGGAGACATTATATACGGGGGCGCTAGTGGAGCAGCCACACGCCTAGCTAATGGCACAGCAGGACAGTTCCTAACAAGCAATGGTACTACACTAGCTCCTACCTGGACAACGGGTCTAACCAACCCAATGACCACCGGAGGAGACATCATCTATGGTGGGGCGAGTGGTGTGCCCACTAGATTGGCTAATGGTTCAGCGGGTCAAGTTCTAACAAGCAACGGTACCACATTAGCCCCCTCATGGCAGGCTGCTGGTGGTGGCCCCGCTAGCATCACTATTGGTACATCGACAATCACGAGTGGGACTACTACCAGAGTCCTATACGATAACGCTGGGGTAGTTGGAGAATATGTAATCACTGGCACCGGCAACGTTGCCATGTCGGCTTCTCCAACATTCACAGGTATCATAACTGCGGCAGCTATCACTTTATCAGGTATCCTAACCAGCACCTTGAATGGTGCTTTATCTGCCCCAGCAATAACAGCCACAGGAACCTGGATCACTGGTGGCACAGGTACCACCACCAAACCTTATGTCTTAATTGAAACTGCTGGTGCTACTAGCGGAGCTTGGTCCACTTCAGGCACGGGCTTAGGCGTCAATGCTACAGGGGGTTTCACTGGAAACGTAGTCGATTTCCAGATGAATGGCGCTCCTGTTTTAACAGTCAGTGCTGCTGGTCACATGACTGTTGAGGGTGTGACCACCACAGGAGCCACAGGAACAGGTAAGCTAGTATTCTCAGGGTCCCCAACCTTCACAGGTATCCCAGTCCTCAGTACTGCTACCGCAACATCATTGTCCATTGGCGGTAACTCTCTCGGGGGCAATACTCTCCGTGTCACAGGCACAGCCTTATTTGACACCTCAGCTACCTACGGGGCTCAGCAGACTGTCCAAGGCTCTATAGTTTTAGCAAACACAGCGGCTGGTGCTTTCTCGACTACGGTCCAATCTTCCAATAGTGCTACCGCTGCATGGACACTGACGCTTCCGACTACTGCGGGATCTAATCTCCAAGTTCTCCAGACTAATGGCTCTGGTGTCACCTCCTGGGTAGCCCAGAGCGGAGGCGGCGGTACTCCTGGAGGCAGCAACACACAAATCCAATATAACAATTCAAGTGCCTTCGGCGGCATCAGTACTTTTACGACTGATGGAACGAACATCACGCTAACTGGAGGAAATCTCAACCTTGTAAGTTCTCCGCTTGTTTTAAGCGGCAACATCTCCGCAGCAGCGTGGGGCGGTGCCGCGATATCGAACATAACTGGCGTTCGCATCAAAGGCATCTCTGGCATAATGACGGACACGAGCACAGCGGCGAGCACGACCGTCGCGGTAAGTGCCACGGACATACTCGGCGGCAACACAGTTGCAGCGACCAATACCGGCGTGGTCTACACGGACTACTATAGTCTCTACATGAAGTCCCCGGTTGCAGGAACTAATGTCACATTAACGAACTCATGGGGATATGGTGCCGATAGTTTGAAAGTGGGGACTACGGGGGCATTCAAGATATTTACAACCGGGGCCGCGCAGATAGATATATCGGGGTCCAAAACATTCACATTCCAGACGAATGGAAACTGGTATAGCTGGGCCTCCAATCTTGCTGTTATTGCGATTGGTCCGCTTGTTGGTGCTGGTGGCTCTATACCAGGTGTTGGCATTGCTAATACTGGTGTAATTGGTGTTTCCAGTACTGCGTCGCTTGGCAATCTTGATACAGCCTTTAGCCGTATTTCAGCGGGTGTGATGGGCGCTGGAAATGGCAATGCGCAAGACGTATCTGGAACGCTCCAAGCCGCGCTTTTTAGCAGTGGATCAGCCACACTGGTGACAACCAGAGTTGCTTTGACAAATAATGCCGCTGCACAGATTGCCACGATAACAAATGGCCCCACTGCTGGAAATCCAACAAAATGGATTCCAATAAATGACAATGGCACAACCAGAAACATTCCCGCGTGGTGAAATAGTGTGGGTTACCGTCGAAGCGCAGGCGCAGGAAGTAGTAATTTTATCCCGGCCTCTCCCGGCCCCATCGGGGGTATAACTCCGTCCGCAGGAACATTCACGACATTAACCGGGAGCGTAAGCGACAAGGGCGGACAAGTTTTCAACGCTCAAGCCTATGGTTGGCTACCTGATGGCACAAATCGTTCAACACAAGCTTTAGCCTTACTTACAGCTATGTATAATGCGAATGGCGGGACGCTTTGGTTTCCTGGAAGCTCTGGCGCGTATCGCTGCGATTCCCAACTCCTTATTCCAAACGACGGCGGCAGTCCGCAACCCAAGCAGCCAAATATCCGCTTTAGTGGGTCTGGTGGCGGGCAAAACTGGTACAGCGGCGCGGATCACGGAAATGGTCACGCAAATGCGGCCGTTCTCGATCTTCGCTATACCGGCACTGGAGCAAAGATCACGACGCTTGGTCTTGGTGCGTTTGCGATGGACAACCTTCTCATAAAAGATGGCGGGGGCAGTAATACAACGCCGTTGTTCCTTACCACTAACACTACAAGCGCTATTCGAGAGAACACGTTCTGGGGTTCAGGGAATGTCGCTCAAGATGCGATAGTTCTTGGTGGTCCGAACGCACATATCGGAGGGGCTATCACGGATGGCTTTCAGGGTTACGGCACGAATATTATGTGTAATCACTTCACACAACTAAACCGCGGGCTCTATGGGCGAACATATTGCAATTCTATAAATTTCAACTTCAACTCGTTCCAGAATAATGTCGGCACACGAGCAATCGAAAGCGACGGGAGCGCAAATCAAAACTATAGTTGGAATATTATTGGCAATCTGATCGAAATGGATGTGTACTCGTATGGTATTTATTTAGGGTACATAATAAACGCCAAGTGCATAGGAAATGATTTTTGGGATGTTGGTAATAATCATGTGGCTGATATTTACCTGTCTGATGCGGCGTGTACTCAAGGGGTATTTATTCTCGGCCACCACGAGGGGCTCCTCTCTGGGTTTATTGTAGGCAATGCGGCTTCCATTGCGACGGCGGCGATCATCGGATCTGGCAAGTCGGCGTTGAATAGCTCAAATGTAAGCATGGCAAGCCTTCCCGCATCCGACCCACATGTTGTAGGGCAGTTATGGCGTAATAGTGGTGTTGTAACTGTCTCAGCGGGATAAAAAAGATGACGGCCTTTGGTGGAGCAACAACCCTATCAGGTGGCACGATCACGCTGATGTTGCCTTCAGGCAATCGTTATTGGTACATCCAGAACCAGGATACAGGCCCATTAACCATCATCTTCCCAAGTGGCTCTGGGTTTGGTCCTGTATGCTTGAACGCTGCTA